GACGATGCATCACGCTGCGCCTTGTCCAAACGCGAACCAAACGAAGAGGGGGGCATTTTCATACCTGCGCTCTGCTGTTTCTTGTTGTCAGGCGCAACACACATTAGTTCCCTAACAATGTCTTGCCGACATTAGCCTCACCCAAAACGCCACGCGAACCCGTAAGGATCGTGCCACGACGACCAGCCGCACCCGCCATAGCCCGTCTACGCTTGGGATCGCCGGAAACAATCTGGTTGCTCTCAGGCGAAGCAGCAGGAGGCGGCACCACAACAGGAGGAGGAGCAGGGGGGTCAGAAGGTCTACTAGGTCCACACATATCAGCCTCCTAAAACAGTCTTGCCGACATTCGCTTCAGACGTATCACCCAGCGAACCTGTCAATATGGTAGACTTGCGCCCCTTCATGGCGAGACGCCTCCGTCTCTCCGCTGCGGCCTCCGCATTCACTGCCGGATCGTCCCGTGTCGGCGGGTCCGGGATTTCCGGCGGCGGGGGAGGAGGGGGCATTTTCGGCACTTTTGGTGCCAAGGGACCAACACACATTCGCATCCTCCAATCTAGACTTTGTCCAGCTATAACAATGATACACTTTGCGGTCTGCGCCATAATCCTCTAATGAGGCTTCACGCACCGCACCCAATAATTCCAACCATCGATGGGCGTCCTCATGGCCTTCCATCGACCAGCAATCAGCCCGAACCGCACCAGCATTAATCATGGCTGGCATCATCTCGCGGTTGATATGCCGGGTTACCGACAGGGCCACTTCGGGCCATCTGTCCGTCGCAAACATCCATACATTCCAAAAACAGGGGCGACCCTCTATTGCTCCCCAGGCGGCGACAGGCACACCCCCAGAAAGCGCAACTGTCGAGATACCTCCAGCGACACTCGCCACCGCCAGATCCTCCGGCCTGCCCGTCCATGTTAACGGAAAGATCTCTTCCGCATCCCGCTTTCGCATACGCCGCGCAATATAAAGAACATCAGCATATGCGGCGGGAACCAGAGATACCGACATCAAAACGCATCAGCGGATGGCGCAATAACCGAACCGCCCCCAGGCAGACGCCCGGTTCGTGACGCAACAGACAAGTCAGGTAACGGCCCATCCCGCATGCCGACACAGGCATACCGAAAAGAATCGACAGCATGCGAAGACCAATCGTGGTTAGGCTTGTCCTTCCAATCATTCGTCCGATCATTAAATTCACGGTGATAATGGCGCAGTGCCTTCAGGCCAACAGCGCAGTTCCCACGATCAAAAAAGCATTTGGGGATTGTCGCCCGTATTGCTTCAATTCCGTCCTGAACGGATAATTTTGGTACAACGGTTGGACGAATCCCCAAACCCATCAACATCTCATAACGGCTGTTACCGCTACCCCATTCCCTGACCATTACATCATGCGGGAATAAATGTTGCTCATAAGTGTACGGCCTCGCTTTCAATTCCTTAATGTAATGATGCAGCCCGTCACCAGAACTTTCATAATAATCAATAACACGAATTGCGTTTTCCCGTGGCAAAATCTGAAACATCCAGATCGCCGTCGCGTCCTTCATGCCAAGATCCCAACTTGTCACAACAGGCAAATTCGGTTCCCACGGGACAGAAGCAATCTGACCGTTCAAATCAATACTGTCTAACTGCTGGGCAAAATACGCCCCAACAAGGGCCGCGCTCCAGGATACCTCAAATTCCTGCTGATACTGGCTGGGGTCCATCGTCGCACGGGCAGCTTCCAGTTCCCCTTCGGGAATAATGCCCGTTTCCGAAGCAGGGAAACGCATGGCAAACCACTCATCGTCACCCCCCTCCATGCGCTCCAAAGCATGGTCAAAAATTTCCTTGAACTGATTGGCTCCCCGTGGCGTTCCAATCCACAAGGCGCGACCATCCCCATAATCCGATAAAGCAGGACGAACAACTTCCGGGAATAAACGGCTATTCATATCCGCATATTCGTCCATACAGCAGGCATCAAGGCGAAGCCCACGAAGCGAATCGGGATTTTCTGCCCCTAAAAGCCAAATGCGCTTGCCATCCGGCAGATCACACCGCAATTCAGCCTCATTAAACTTCACGCCAGGGATAACACCGGCATAATCACGCAACATCACCCACGCAATTCTTTTCGCCGCACCATAAGTCGGCGCAATATACGCCCCCTGTGCTCTGGGATGCCTGGAACTCAAAACCTCCTTCAATAACCAGTTAATCGCCATAACCGTCTTACCAAAACGCCTATGACATGAAGCCACATTAAAACGTCGACGATTTTCATCAAACTTGGCCTGCAAAGGCCGGGGCTTGTAAGGAATAATAATTTTCTGCATGTCAAACGTTCTCTCTCCCAAAGAACATCAACAAAACAGAACGCCCCCCGCTATTCCGCGCCACACAATGTCGGTTCTCCGCAGCATCGTCGTAAATTAAAAGATCCAAATAGTGAAAAATCGGCGCATCCGGCGCATCAGCGAAATAAAACCCGCCCCCGTCAAACGCATCAGGCGGCGTAAGAAGGACACTAGCTGAAACCGAACACCACGCCATGTGACCGCTCGTTCCCGTGTCAATATGCCAGGGATGACCCTCTTTCCGGCATTCCACACGGCAATACGAAGGCGCACCCGTACATATATCAGCCACGCCGTAAACGAGGTCCACCAAAGGCCCAACTGTTTCATGGCTGAAATCCAGATATTTCGGGACAGATGCAAGATCTTCAGCGTCTTCAGGGCTTAAAACACCCTCAAAACGCCACCTCAAACCTCTACCAGCTTCCCGCCTAACCGCCGATACGAAGACCGCACCCCAGAAGGCTTCGCTCTCTGCGCTTCGCGCTCAGTCGCAACCAAATCCGGCACCTCCGTCTGGACAAAAGCCTCATTAACATCCGGCGTCGACGGATCATCAGCCATAAAAGTTCCATCAGCCTTCTTCGCTCTGGCCCTGCGCTTGGCAGGCTCCTTCTTCGGGGACGTTTTCTTGCTCTTCAAAGCCATCATTAGCCTCCTAAAATAGTGCGCCTACGCCCCAGGATCGTATTCCTTGAGCGGTTCCGCGACTTACTCTGAACACGCAAATTGCCCCTTGAATTGTCATTAGGATTGCGGTTCTTGTGGTCAACATCCTTGCCGTCACCCTTCGATACACTACCCTCACGCTCCATGCGTCGACGGGCCGTATTCCGGCCTGCACGGCGTTTCTTCTGGGCAGGCTTGGCGTGGTAGGTGTCGTATTCTTTCCGATAGTTACGGACCATAGGCAGTTCCTCTGGAAAATCGGTGTCGGAGTTGGTCCGTGGACCCTAAACGATACCAGACTCAGCGGCTTTTTCGGTGTACCCCTGGTCGGACCCGCCCTCCCATCCAGAGCAGAATAATTTCTGATAGCGCGACCTGTCCAAATCTAAGAGGAACCACTTTGAGCGTGTCAATGGATCCTGAAGCCAGCAGAGATGCTGGGCCTACACCAAACAACAGGGAGAGAACGTGCATAGTGTAGACCCAGCAGAGACAGTGGACTGTCCCAATGCGTCAACCAATCTTCCTTTATAAATGCCAGAGATCCGTCGCCTTCGTGCGCGACAACGTTAAGTCACGTCAGCTTCAACTGCTAGTTTAAGACAGTCTCATCTGTGATTATATCCAACTCTTGATCGGTCAGAACCTTATCAGGCTCATTATCTTCCTTTACTTCAGAAACATCCCATCCAATGACCATAGGTCCGTTGTGAGTTATCTCCTGCTTATCCTTAAACCGGCTGTCCAGCTTTGACAGTTGAGCCAATGCCTGATGCCCAAGATTATTTGCGGCAGTGACTTTTGCCTGCAACGTCTTGGGATCGTCATCGTGATCACCGTTCATAATCTTCATTTGAGTGGTTGCGGCAATATCAGCATGAACAAGTTTTCCACGCCGGATCGCTCTGAACACCAGGTCATCAAGTTCCTTGTCTTTGTTACACCATGCCCAAAAGGCAATGCGAGAGGGGAGGTGATCATCCTCGAAGATGCTCATCAGTGTCTCACCGTTACCGACACGCTCCAACACCTCTTCGATAACCTCCGGCGTTTTCTTTGTTGGTCTGGGCTTGCGTTTTTTTTCTTTGGGCATTGATAACCTAAAAAGCCAGCGCCTGGGAAACGCTGACCCTTTCTAATATTTTTTTAATTTCAGGAAACTATAGACAAAACGTCCATCTTGATAAATCTCTACACGATCATGCACCCTCAATTCAAGGAGACATTACTAGATCATAATCGATAATGATCAACTAGCGCATCGAGGGCCAATCGCAAAGCAACCATGCCGTCACGATCTGGCCTTGTTGACTTCTGCACCCTGTCCCAGGTTCCTGCGGTTCTGCCTTCACCGCAAACAATCTGGACAATACCGTCCAGCGGTTTGCCCACAAACTTCATTGCCGACAGGACACGCGACCTTGCACCATATACTGCTTCGAGCACCTGCACGGGCATATCACCTGTCGGCATATGATCCAGCCGCATCTTGGCATAATGCGCCACAAGCGCAGCCTTGTGATAATCCTGTGCAAAAATTTCAGCAGCTTCAAACTGCTTTTGACTAATTAGCCCTTTACGCTGGTAATACGCTATTGGATCATGCGTTGCATTCCTTATGGCCTTAACCCCAGCGACAGTCGTCTCAATCTCTATGAACTCACCATGCTGTAATTTCTCAATCGGTCCATGATCACTATTTACAGATTTCTTATGTAATTTCTTTTTTCTAACCATTACACCCGCTTTCTGGTCAATCGGTTGCACCGAGCACCGAATGTCTAAAGACAATTCGGTGCTTTCGGTGCTAAATCACCGAATTTGCGGTAGCACCGAATCGGTGCTTTCGGTGTTTTCGGTGCTTATTCGATAAGCCATATCATGTCTCCTTTACGCATTATAAATTCATTTCCCATTAGCCCGTTCATCGCTTCATTAAACCTTGACGCCTTATGCTTAACATCACCTGTCAGCAGATCACTGGCGGCGGTTCTCGCTTGATCTTCTGTGATTGTCTTTAGGGTTGGATATCCCGTCCCTGGAATGCGGTCTTGTCCATAGATATCCACGGCCTGCTTAATGGCTTTGAATACGGCTTTCTGGTTGGCACCTGTCGGACCCTTTGCCTTGCGCCTGGTCACCGGCATATCACTATGGCTTACATGCTCAACAACGCATGTCGTCAACTGCTCACCGTCCGTATCGACGCCTATTGTGTGGGGATTGAGTTTAAATCCGAACTCCAGGTTATCTTCACCGTCGCGCTGCTTGAGTGTCTTGAACGCTTTATAAGCGCCTTCAGTGCCGTCGATGGATGTCACCTCAATTTCTGTATCAACGGCACCCAGCAGGCTTGAATGACCTCTTAGACCCTGTGCAGCGTCTTTCCCTACATGATGTATAATGAGGACAAAGCATTCCAGTTGCTTCCAAATCCTGTCGCATGAGGCGACGAACGCCGTCATATCTTCGGGACTGTTCTCGTTGCCGCCTGCCATTGCGCGGGACAGCGTATCTATGACCACCAACTTGAACGGCTCACCGAACCGTCTCTGTTGCCGTCGCAGACCTTTTATAATGCGCTCCGCATCCTTGTCGGGATCTAATAGATTAATCTGGTCTGGCGTAATAATGAACGGAACATTGTTCATATTGGTGTCGTTTTCTTCAGCCCACTTCATTACTCTGTTTTGGAATCGCCTTCCGCTTTCTAGTGCGATGTAGGCTGCGGGGCCGTGTTTCGTAAGTTTGTTGGCGTATCCTTTGCCTGATGCAATGTGCATGGCGAGATCCAA